TCAACAATGTGACCATCTCTGGCGCATTGGACATGGATAGCAGTACATCGGCAACCATTACTGGTTTGGCAAGCCCTACAAACGATTCTGATGCGGCTACCAAGGGTTATGTGGATGCACTCGCCCAAGGTATTGATGCCAAAGCCTCTGTGGTGGCGGCTACTACTGCAAATATCACTTTGTCTGGCGCACAAACCATTGATGGCATCTCGATTGTTGCGGGTGATCGGGTCTTGGTTAAAGACCAGTCTACTGCCTCACAGAATGGTATTTACTTGTGTGCAACTGGTTCTTGGACTCGCACAACCGATGCTGACACTTATGCTGAGTTGGTTGCGGCTTTTACCTTTGTTGAAAAAGGCACAACTAACGCTGACTCTGGCTTTATCTGCACAATAGATGCAGGTGGGACATTGGGAAGCACATCTATCACATGGGCGCAGTTCTCAGGTGCGGGTCAGATTACTGCGGGTGATGGTCTTACAAAGACAGGCAACACTCTCAATGTAGGCACGGCATCTTCAGGTCGTATTGTTGTCAATTCGGACAACATTGATTTGGCTACTTCTGGCATTTCAGCAGGAACATACCAATCTGTCACTTTTGATGCTTATGGTCGTGCTACGGCAGGAACGAATCCTACGACTATTGGTGGCTATAACATCACAAATGCTTATACCAAAACTGAAATAGATTCGATATTTGGTTCGACTACTGCTGCGGCTACTTCTGCTTCTAATGCGGCAACAAGTGCTTCAAACGCCTCGACAAGCGCATCTAACGCTTCTACAAGTGCAAGCAATGCGGCTACTAGCGAAACTAATGCGGCAGCCTCATACGATGCTTTTGATGACAGATACTTAGGTTCTAAGTCTACTGCCCCTACTGTTGACAACGATGGAAATGCTCTTTTGACGGGTGCTTTGTACTGGAACAACTCAGTAAACACTCTTTATGTGTGGACAGGATCGGCTTGGTCACAAGCGGCTTTCACCGCAGGTGGTTTCTTAGTTAACACTAACAACCTATCTGACGTATCCAATACTGCTACTGCTCGGACTAACTTAGGTCTTGCTATCGGTACTAACGTACAAGCATATAACGCTAATACGGCAGTTACCAATTCTGCACAGACCTTTACTGCTACTCAGACATTCTCAGGCTCATCATCTGCTACTGCCATTGTTTTAAACGATGCAGCAGAGGTGGCAACAGTATCAGCTACTGCGGCTACTGGCACGATTGCTTACGACATTACAACTCAGTCTGTTCTGTACTACACAAGTAACGCTTCTGCTAACTGGACAGTTAACTTCAGAGGCTCTAGCGGTACATCATTGAATACTTTGATGAGTACAGGTCAATCAATGACTGTGGCTTTCTTGGTTACTCAGGGTGCTACGGCTTACTACAATTCTGCTGTGCAAGTTGATGGCACTACATCAGGTGTGACTACTAGGTGGCTAGGTGGTGCGCCTACTGCGGGTAATGCTAGTGGCATCGATAGCTATCGTTATTTGATTATCAAGACAGGCAGTGCGACTTTCACAGTCTTGGCAAGCAACACACAATTTAAGGCTTAAACCATGCCATTACAAGCAACTTCTGGTGCGGCTAGTTACGATGCCTTTGGTGGTGGTGTTCCTGTTGTGCCTAACTATATTGAGGAAGTGTTCAGCACATACCTTTACACAGGCACAGGCTCTGCACAGACCATTACCAATAATATTGACTTGTCCACAAATGGTGGAATGGTCTGGTTTAAAGCTAGAAATATTGCACGAAATCACAGCATAATTGATACAGCAAGGGGAACAGGAAAAGTCATTTATCCTGAATACGATTTTGCTCAAGATACTGCTACACAAACATTAACCGCTTTTAATACTGCTGGTTTTTCTATTGGAACATCTGCTGATGTTAACGCATCTGGTGATTCATTAGTTTCATGGACATTCCGCAAGCAACCAAAGTTCTTTGATATTGTTACATGGACAGGCGATGGAGCAAATAGAACAATATCTCATTCTTTAGGGTCAGTCCCAGCTTGCATTATGGTCAAGCGATTAAATGCAACTAGCGCTTGGCAAGTTTATCACAGCAGTTTAGCCAATACTGAATACATGGTGCTTAACACCACAGCCGCTAAAGCAACAGGCACAACAAGATGGAATTCAACAACTCCTACAAGCACAGTTTTTAGCCTTGGTACTGACGCAAGTGTTAACGCATCTGGTAGCACTTACGTAGCCTACCTATTCGCCCATGACGCAGGAGGCTTTGGCCTAACTGGTACAGACAATGTGATTTCGTGTGGGTCGTTTACGACTGATGGAAGTGCGGCCGCTACTGTAAATCTTGGGTATGAGCCTCAGTGGATTTTATATAGGCGCATAGATACTGGAAGTTGGTTGATTGCTGACAATATGCGTGGCAATACAGCTAACGCATCAAGTAACACAAATTATTTGCTTGCAAATACATCAGGGGCTGAAGCAAATACGACTTGGCTATTTCCCACTGCAACAGGATTTACTGGAACAAACGGGATTACAGATACAACATTCATCTACATAGCCATTCGCAGAGGCCCGATGAAAGTGCCTACGCTGGGGACTAGTGTGTTTAGTCCTGTTGCTAGAACTGGTACAGGTGCAACTGCTAATGTAACTGGGGTGGGTTTTGCACCTGATTTTCTTATCTCTAAAAACAGAACATCATCATTTCAAGGTTTAGTGGTTGACAAGTTACGTGGGAGTTCACAGCGAATCATGCCAGATGCTACTAATGCAGAAGATTCTCAACCAGATGCTGTTACTGCGTTTTTAATGGATGGAATATCAGTTGGCACAGACGGGACGGGAGCAATAAATTATGCAGGAGGTGGAGACACATACATTACTTATTTCTTTAGACGTGCCACATCGTTTTTTGATGAGGTTTGCTATACAGGCAGTTCTTCAACCCAAACAGTTACGCATAATTTGGGTGTTGCGCCAGAGTTAATTATTGTGAAGAAGCGGTCGGGAGGCACGGCAAGAGGCTGGGCTGTTTATCCAAATGACCCATTGAAACGACTTATTCTGAACTCCAATGTTGCCGCATCTTTTGACGCATCATATTGGAATGATACTGCCGCTACTTCTTCTGTTTTTACAGTGGCTAGCTCTGATGCTGTAAATGGTTCTGGTTTTACTTTTGTCGCCTACCTATTTGCTACAACCGCAGGTGTTTCCAAAGTAGGCTCATACACAGGCACAGCCACTACAAAACAAATTGATTGTGGCTTTACTGGTGGTGCTAGGTTTGTTCTCATTAAACGCACCGACAGCACAGGCGATTGGTATGTATGGGATACGGCACGAGGAATCGTGTCAGGTAATGACAGCTATCTTTTGTTAAACTCTACTGCGGCAGAGGTTACAAACACAGATTACATTGACACTTACAGCGCAGGGTTTGAGATTAGTTCAACTGCGCCAGCCGCCATCAATGCAAGTGGTGGCTCATACATATTTTTAGCAATTGCTTGAGGTAATTAAAATGCAAATCAGAACACAAACAGGCGCAGTAATGTACGAAGCAGAATTTCGTGCATATCAAAAAGCCAATGGTGGCCCATCATGGGACATAACAACAACTGAAGTCTTAGAGGCTTTGGGTGCTGATGTAGTCTTTGAAGGCCCACAAGCAACTGGTGGAACTGTTTACCAATACTCTCAAGCCTCTGGTGTTGAGCAGATTGATGGCAAGTGGTATACAAAGTATGTGCTTGGCCCTGTCTTTATTGACCAAGTGGTAGATGGTGTAACTACTACTGCTGCTGAACAAGAAGTGGCTTACAAGGCTTCTAAGGATGCTGAACAGGCTAAGAGTGTTCGTGCTTCAAGGGATGAGAAACTAAAAGACTGTGATTGGACACAAGTAGCGGATGCTCCTGTTGACAAAGCAGTATGGGCTACCTATCGTCAAGCCTTGCGTGATGTCACTACGCAGACAGGTTTCCCTTGGACAATTACATGGCCTGATGAGCCACAATAAGGAGTAATCATGGCTGTAACTAGCGAACAAATTGTAGATTTCTTAGTAGCAAACCCTGGCATGAGTGATGCCCAGATCGTTACGGCTATGGAGACTTATGGAGTTTCTCCTGCTCAAATGGCTCAAGCAGTTGGGCTAAATGAAGGTGAAGTTGCTTCCCGTGTGGCGGCTACTATTCCTCAAGGTGAAACAATTACTTTGGGCGACACTATTGTTCAACCTCAGTATCAAGTTATTGGTGATGGTGAGAATCAGCAAATCGGTGGTCTTGAGAATGTCTATACCTATAAAGTTGGTGAAAACCAAGCTGGTGGTGGCTATCAACAATACACACCTACTGGTGAACTTCAGAGAACTGGTGTTCAACAAGAAGTTAAAAGCGGTTTAAAAGAGTTTGCACTTGGTTCTGCCCTATTATTTGGCGGACTAGGTGGTGGGTTTGAGAGTCTATTTGGTGGCGGTGGAGCAGCTACAGGTGGAACTGTTGGCTCTACTGGTTTAACAATGGGTGAACTTGCCCAACTAGACTTAGCTCTTGGTGGCGCTGGTGGTACTGCGGGTGCTACTTCTCTTGCTAACGCTTTGATGACTGGTGCGGCTATACCTACTATCACTAGTTTGACAGGTGGTAGCGGTACTGGTGTAGCAGGAACTATTGGTAATACAGGATTAACATTATCTGAGTTGACTCAATTAGATATGTCTCTTGGAGGTACTGGTGGTACTTTAGGGGCGTTGACACTTGCTGAACAACTTGGTGGTTTAACAGCAGGAACTTTAACTGGTGGATTACTTACAGGCGGTGGATCGCCTCTCGCACCTACTACAACACCGCTTACACCAAATACACCTACTGTTCCTCCTACTGTCCCACCAACAGTTCCACCTACTGTTCCTCCTGTCGTACCGCCTGTTGTACCTCCAACATTACCTCCAACATTACCTCCAATATTACCGCCAATACCTCCCGTTGTACCACCTGTAATACCTCCAATAATCAATAGTCTTTTAACGCCTAAAAATATTGGTAATTTACTAACAAGTGGTGCAACTACTGCGGCAGGTCTTTTGCAACAACAGACTTCTCGTGAGGCGGCTCAAAAAGCGCAAGCAATGATTGACCGAGAGACTACTCTTGCTAAACAATCTGCTCAGTTTAGACCTGTTGGCATGACTACTCGTTTTGGAACTTCACAGTTCCAAGTTGATCCTGTAACTGGTCAATTGACAAGCGCAGGATACACACTAAGCCCTGAAGCTAAAAATGCTCAAGACCGCTTGGTTAAATTAGCTGAGTCTGGTTTGCAACAAGCAGAAGGCGCACAACAAGCATTTGCTCCTCTACAAACAGGCGCTCAGAGTTTGTTTAAACTTGGTCAAGGTTATCTTGCTGAAAAGCCTGAAGATGTTGCTAAGAACTATTTAGCTTCTCAAATGGCTTTATTGCAACCTGGTCGTGAACTAGAGTTGGCTAACCTGCAAAACAGACTCCAACAACAAGGTCGTGGTGGTTTAGCGGTTGCTCAAGGCGGTACTTTGGGTGCTACCACTCCTGAGCTACAGGCTTTGTACAACGCTAGAGCGCAACAAGAGGCTCAATTGGCGGCTAATGCTCAACAGTATGGTCAACAGAATGTGTTGTTTGGTGCTGGTTTATTGGGTCAAGGCTCTCAAGCTATGGGTCAATACTATGGTGGTCAACAAGCCGCTTACGCTCCTTACACAACTGCTTTGGGACAAGTTCAAGGTCTTGAGACTGCTGCACAACAACCATTAACTATGGGTGCGGCTCTTGGTCAACAAGCGGCTACAGCAGGTGCTAATGTGGGTCGTTTAGGCTTAACGGGGGCGGCTCAAAGCGTAGCATTGGCAACTGGTGCAGATGCCACTAGAAACCCATACGCTTCTGCATTGTCGGGAGCAGCGGCTAATCCTTTGTTTGGTCAAGTAGTAGGTGGGTTATTTGGTAGCCAACCTGCAACAAGTGGCTTTAGTTATGGACAATATGGAACTGGTATAGACCCAACGACAGGCGAATACTTCGGTTCGCTTTACTTCTAAGGAATCATCATGGCAGAAAATATCGTAGCGGGTCTGTTCGGGTTGACCCCTGAAATGTATGGTGAACAACAACGCAGAAGTGCTTTGCGTGAGGGTATTGATTTTGCTAAACTGACTCCTGGTGAAGCGGGTGCGGCAATGACCTATGCAGGTGCTAAAGGGCTTGGTGGTGCTATTGCGGGTGCTTTAGGTGTAGAAGACCCACAATTAAAGTTGATTACTGCTCGTCAACAGATCATTGGTCAACTAGATCAATCTGATCCTACTTCTTTGTTAAATGGGGCTAAAACTCTTGCTCAAATGGGTGACCAACAAGGTGCTATGGCTTTGGCTCAATATGCTCGTCAAGCGCAGAGCGAGATGGCTCAAGCACAACAAAGACGGGCAGCTGCAGCGGCTTCTATGGCTCAAGCAGGTCGTGAGCGAGTCCAAGCCGATCCATTCCAAAAATTAGTGGAATCAGGTAAATATACCCCTGCAAGTCTTGCAGAGTATCAAAGAACTGGATTACCCGCAGATTTGGTTTTATACGAAAAAACAGAAAAACCTACTAAAACTAGTTATGGTGTTGAAGCTGATAGAGCTTCCAAGGCAACATTTGGTAAAAACTTTGATGAATTGACACAAGCAGAAGCGGCTGTAATAGATACTTTATTAGAAGAACGTGGTGTTAAAAAGGCTAAAGAAGGCGCTTCTAAATTGGTATTGCCTGGCGATAAAGCATTGGCAGATATCCCAGCATTTAGGGCAAGTGTTCAACGCACGATTGATCCTCAGCTTAAAGCAGTAACCGCTGCTGATAATGCTCTGGAAAATATCCAAGACTCTATTGATACAAACAACTTTGCATCTTTTAGGGCAGCGCAAACACAATTTGCTAGGGCTATTTCTGGTTCTGGAGATTTAAGTCAGAAAGAATTGTTAGCGGCTGGCGCTGATCCTTCATTGCTTGGTGGAACTGCTGATTATGTAGCTAGATTGTTTACTTCTACTCCAACTCTTGACACACAAGAAAAAATTAAGAAGACACTTTTAGCTATTAAGAAAGTTTCTACAAACAAAGCTAAGACTGAAATTGAAGCACAACGTAAAATTGCTTATAGTAATCCTGGCTATGAAAAGGCTCGTGTTGACCAAGCTCTTGATTTCCCAGAGTTCTCAGGTCAACAAGCGCCAGCAGTAACGGGTGATTTAGCCGCACAAGCTCGTGCTTTGTTGAAACAACGTCAAGAAGGTAAAAAATGAGCAAATTAGACCTTAACGCCTTGTCTGATGCAGAGTTAGAGGCGCTTTCTACTGGCAATATTGCAAGTCTTTCTGACCAAACATTAAAAATGTTGGCAGGAGAAAAACCTGAAGCACCTTCTACGGGTGCTGTAGTGGCTGAGTCTGCACGAAAAGGTTTTGCAAGTAGTGTTGGTACTACTTCAGGTCTTGCTAATTTATTATTTTCTGCTTTAGAGCGTACTGGTGTTAACCCATTAACTATGGGCATGAGGGCCTCTGGCGGTACTGTTGCTCCCGCACCAACAGAAGGTGGAGTTGTCGAGACATTTAAAGCTGGTCGCCAACCTGTTTATAAGAGTGTCATGGAATCTTTGGGAACTACTGGTGTAGAGCCTCAAGGTGGTTTTCAAAAGATTATTGGGCAAGGCACAGAGGCTGTTACTTCCCCAGAGAGTTATCTATTCCCTCCATTGGCGGCTACAAAACGTCTAGGTTTGTTTGGTCAAACAATATTGCGTCCTACTGAACAACAAGTTATTGGCTCTACTGCTGAAGCGGGTGGTCAAGCGGGTGAGTATATTGGTGAAAAGATGGGCGCTCCCACTACTGGTCGAGTTGTTGGTAGTATTGCAGGTGGTGGCGGTGGCGCTTACACATTAGGCAATTTGCTTAAAGCTGGCCCTGTTGTCAATAAAGGCTTCGATGTTGCTCGTGGTCAATGGGCTAAGGTTCGTGGAACTGTCCCTGAAGATGAGTTGCTTAAAGATGTAGACAACCGAATTAGCAATATCTTTATTGCCGCAGGCGCTGCCGATCCTACATTCATGGATACGATTACAAAAGCCGCTAAAGCACAACAAAACCTTTCTTTGAAGACAGCGGGTGGCACACCAATACAAATGCCCGTGAGTTCTTTGTTGGCAGACAATCCTGTTGTCAACCAGTTAATTCAGAGTCTGTCGGCTAAAGACCCTGTGTTTAGAGCGCAGTATGGCAATCAGTTTGAGCAAGCAAAACAGGCTTTGGCTGCTAGTCAAGTTCGATTGTTTGGTGATCCATCTAAAGTTAGTGTGAATATCTCTCCGCTTGATTTGGCTAAACCACAAGCCCGTAGAACTCGCACCATTGATGAGCAGATTGCAGATACTTACAAAGATGCAACTCTTGACCCCAATGTGTTTGGTCAACGTGTTTCTACACTTGTTGCCGCCAAAGAAGATGCCGCTTATCAGTTGGTTAAGCCACTTTATACAGAAGCATTTGACATTGCTAAACAGAACAATGTTAAATTACCTGCTGGTTCTGTTGATGATATCTTTAACTTCGTTGCGGGTGAGCAAGCATCTGACATCTTTAAGACTTTCCCATCTATCTACAATCGTGTTCGTGCGAAGTTCCGTCCTACAGAAGTAGCGCCAAGCCCTATTCTGACCGCAGAAGGTAAGCCGATGACCGAAGGTGGAATTAAGTTCTCTGCCGCTACAGTAGAAGATTTAGACTCCTTAAAGCGAGAAATCAACAAACAATTGCGTAAAACGAGCGAACCCGCTGATATTCGACTGCTCTCCGAGTTAAAAGCCCGTGTTGGTGGACACATTGACAATCTTGATCCTGACTTTGTTCAGGCTTATCGCAATGCTGATGCTTCTTACTTCCAAAAAGTTGGTTTGCCATTCAATTCTGAGACCTTGAAAGCTGTTGACCGCAAGAAGTTTGTTGAGCAGATTGCTCCAGCAATTATTGGTAACAAGTCTAATGTGGATGACTTTATCAAGGCTACAGGTGAAGATGGTATTCGTGTGGCAAGAGATGCCTTCTACGACAGTTTCAGTCGTGCAGCTTTAAAAAACGATGTACTAGACCCTAAAGCGGCTAATAAATGGTTGGCTAAGAATCAGGGCGGTATGTCCTTAGTGCCAGGCTTAGAAGATGAGCTTCGTACTGCTTCAAACAATGTTACTGCCCTGATAGCAGAACGTAATCGTTTGGATTCCGCATTTAAGAAGGTTGCTGGTGACCAAATTGTTAGTTCTGGCGGGTTCAAGAGTCCACAAGAGTTGGTCTCCAAGATGTACTCTGATGTGAACTTCACCAATAAGTTCATGCAACAGTATGGAGCGAATAAGGATGCAGTAAATGCGGCTCGTTCTTTCATGTTGGATGACATTGTTCGTGCGGGTGATCCAGTTGCAACATTGAATGACAGAACAAAAGCGGCTGTTTTTAACAGAGTGTTTGGGCCAACATACGCTCAGAAAATTCAAGACTTTGCTTTGGTTTCTGGCAGACTTAACAGAGACTTGACCAATGTGCCGTTTAAGGTCGAAACAGTACCTAAAACACCCTTTGAGAGCGTTGTTGGCATTCCTCCAGAGCAAG